GTTCTACACTGATAATCAAAATTGCCCAACGTGTCATCAACATATAGAAGATGATCACCGAGAGGAAATGATTGAAGATAAAAGAAACAAGAAGTCTGAATATACTGATGGTCTATCTAAAATTAATTTGAAACTAGAAGAACTTTCCGGCGAACTCACTGTGGTTCAAAAAGTGATGTCTGATATTGTAAAGAAAGAAAAAGAACTTTCCGAACTGAATACAGAACTTTCTATTAAGAAGGATCGTATTGACAATGCTAATAAAAGAATCAATAGTATAAAGTCCAAGGACACAGACGACACGCAGGAAAATGAAAGACTCAAAGAATTAGTAAAGGAACTAGATGATCTGGATTCTGTTCACGAATCGAATACCTCCCAGATGCACGACTACGGAATTGTATCTGGGCTCTTGAAGGACAGTGGAATCAAGTCAAAGATCATCAAGTATTATTTGCCTATTATGAATAGGTTGATCAATAAGTATCTTGGATCGATGGACTTCTTCGCACAGTTTCATTTGGATGAAAACTTCAACGAGACAATTAAATCTAGACATCGAGACGAATTCAGTTATATGAGTTTCAGTGAAGGTGAAAAGATGAGAATTGATTTGGCTTTGCTTCTGTCTTGGAGAGAAGTCGCAAGACTAAAGAACAGTGCGAATACCAATCTCCTTATTTTAGATGAAGTTTTTGATTCATCTTTGGATAGTATGGGTACAGATGAGTTTATGAAACTGCTATATAATTTGGGTAAAAAAGTAAATGTATTCATCATCTCTCACAGGACTGATCAACTGTCGGATAAATTTGAACATACGATCACCTTTGAGAAGAAGAACAATTTCAGTCGAATCATTCGAACTTAAAAGAGGAATCCGATGGCCATAAACAATGTTCGGGAAGATTGGTATTCTCAGCACCGAAAGAAAATTATGGATCATTTTAAAATTGCCAAACCCCTATCCAATAGGGTTAAAAAGTATCAGTCCCCCTCGGGTAAATATACTTTGGTAGTGACTCCAGTAGAATTTAGATTTAGAAATAAGAAAACAAAATATATTTACACTATTGGTACTGTTTACCAAGATGGTAAAATGATATTCAATATTCATAGAAACGCTCCTGACTTTCCCTATCTCTTCGTGGAGAATCACGAAGATGGTTTTGATTATCTTCTTTGTGCAGAAGACAATCAGGCCAGAACTGTTGTTCAATTGAACACATCTAAAGCTAGATCTTTTATTAGTGAGAAGTCTCAACGAGGCATAGAATTCTGTTGGCAGAAATTACACACTTCTAAAAATGCCAAAGTTATTGCCGTCGAGGGGTATGTAAAACACAAACCAAAAGACAAACTAGAATACAGGGAAATACGATTTTATAAATTTTCCGATGTTATGGACTTGCCATGGAAAGAAATTGGTGAGAGAATAAACTTTCCTTACGAGAAATTCGTCTCTTGGGAAAATGATTCTCACTATACACTTGCCATTCACGAAGAAGTAAGGTATACTGATGACATGAAAGTTACTGATTTAACCCAATCTGAGAGAAAGAACTCTCTTCTGAAAGATGAAATTCGTCTGAAGAAGATATTTTATAAGTTTCCCCTACAAGAAGGAATTCGAGAAGAAGTTTACTCTGAGTGGATCTGACATGAAAACCAAAAGAAAAATTAAACGTGGTGCCACTATTGAGAAAATTCATTATGGCGAAGAACCAATTTGGAATGAATTAGAAGAAATGGATATTGATACTTTTCTTCTGAGGTCTTATGCTTGGTACAATGCAATGTCTAATCTCAAGAACTACAAGAAGTGGTGTCTTATTTGGATGAAAGACAATAACTACGACGAGGAAGATATTAAAAAAGTCAACCGTGTTGATTATAGAAACTTTTTATTCGGTCACAATTGTAGAATGTTGAGTAATCAAGTTCCTCTTCCAGAAATTCTCATAGAGAAGACTAAGACTCACGTTCAAGAAATGATTACATTGGGTGGTAGGTCTAAGAGAGTCAAGACTGAAGTTGCCGAGAAACCTAAGATTTCTGTTCAGGATAGAATGAAAGAACAGGTAATTGAATACTCGGGCGATATCAATATCATTCTCGATAAAACTCTTGACGAGATTCTTGAAAAGAAGAAGCCTCAGATGGATGTTGTCAAGTGGTTAAAGGACAACGAAGTCAAGTCGATTCAATCGGGAATGATCTCGGTGGAATTTACATCACTTCTCGAAGAACTGAATATGGTGTACAACAAAGAAGATAAACAACTAATAGAGGGGTGGAGTTTTCTTTCTCGTCCGCAGTTGAAGAAGTATCGAGACTTTGTGAAGAACATCGTTAATACTTGTGAAGAGTACTCTACAGTTCTCAAGAAGACTCGTAAACCTCGTCGTAAGAAGTTACAGACTAAGGCTAGTCTTGTGAAGAATGTCAAGTACATGATTCAAACCGAAGATGGTAAAGTGAAGTCGATCGATCCAAAGCAGATCATCGGTGCAACTAAAGTTATTACTTACAATACTAAGACTGATCAATTCTCTATCTACGAAAAGACCAGAATGGTTGATGGACTCTCGGTTAAGGGTACAACCATTGTGGGAGTGGACAACGAGAAGTCGGTGTGTAGGAGAGTGGGTAAGGATAAGTCCATCGTAAAGGTTTCTAGTTCTTGTGGAATTAGAGCCATTAATAATGCATATAAAAATCTTAAAAATAAGGAATCTGTTCCAAGTCCACGACTAAATAGTAATGTTGTGATTCTACAGGCGTTCAAATGATTTTAATTGATAACAGTCAAGTAATACTTTCTAGTATCTTTGCCCAAACAAAGGGCAGTGTAAATGGAATTGACGAGTCTCTTGTTCGACACATGACTCTCAATGCCTATCGAAATTTTAAAAACAAATTTTCCTCTAAGTTTGGCGAACTAGTAATCTGTGAAGATTCTAGTAACTGCTGGCGCAAGGATCACTTTCCTCTTTACAAGGCGAATAGAAAGAAGAATCAGAATAAGTCCGATGTTGATTGGTCCTCCGTGTATGACACGTTGACCAAGGTTCGGAATGAAATTCGGGATACTTTTCCGTACAAGAACATGAGAGTTCCTCGAACAGAAGCGGATGATATCATCGCCGTTCTGACTCGAAAGTTTCATGTACAGGAACCCATCATGATTGTATCTGGTGATAAGGACTTCAAGCAATTGCAGAAGTTCCCGAATGTTCAACAGTATTCGCCCGTTCAAAAGAATATGATTGAATGTGATGACCCCGAGAAGTTTTTGATTTATCACATTATCAAGGGGGATGCCAGTGATGGCATTCCCAATGTTTTATCTGAAGACGATGTGTTTGTGTGTGAAGATAAACGACAAAAGCCATGCGGCGAAAAGAAAATTAATTCCTTAATGGAAAATCTTGACCCCGTTGCTTGCACTGACAATTGGAATAGGAATGACATGCTCATTAACCTAGATAAAATTCCAGACAATATAGTAAATCTGGTAGTGCAGGAATGGGACACCCCTATTGTCGGTTCAAAGTCTAAAGTATTTAATTACTTTATCGAACACAAACTCAAAAATCTCATGGGAGATATACAGGAATTCTGAGATGAAAAAACAATACTACTACGAAGAGTACGACGACACTCGTGACATAGGTTCACGGTCTACCAAAAAGAATCAAAAAAAGAGTAAAAGACACAACGAAAAACAGTCCCTTAAAGATCTGAGAAATCTTTCAGAAGATGACATTGAAGATAAATGGGACTCTGAATTTGAAGAGGAGTGGTGATATGGGATGCGGATGCGGTAAAAATCAAAGTTCTAGTCCAGATTCGGCTAGAGCTTCTGCTAATTTGAAAAAGGTTCAGGAAAAAAGAATGCAGCCCCCTAGTAATAGGCCTACATTTCCTCAGATTCCTCAACTTACTGAACCCAGACATAGAAAAAAACTAATGCTTCCGGATTCAGAAGAAAGATTTGTTAGTCATGATGAAATGAAGGAACGTGTATCTCAAGGACTTTCTCCGACTGGATCGGATGCCGGAGTGCCATTTTCATCTATAGAAAAACTAGAAGATAGTGTAGAAAGTAAACCGATAAAGACTCCTAGTTTTACTGAGAAAGTAAAAAACTTAGGTAAGTCTGTTGCTTCTAGAGTTACTCAAGGTAAAGCTAATGAGAAACTTATTAAGTTGCGACATATTTCTTGCCACGGAAACGAAGAAGTAGTACCATGTCCATATAGAAGTGCGAGCAATACCAGAGAAGGTGCGTACTTCTGCACCGCATGTGGATGCGGCGACAAACCACGAGCATTCTTAAATGATCCAGACGACAGTGGTGCTTACACCAAATTGGATTATCCGTGGGTTTCTTGCCCAGTTAGAATGCCCGGGTTTGGAGATTACAAACCCTTCTCTGAAGAAACGCAAGAGGATATTGATAAGTTACCCGAAGGTATGAAGAGAAAACAGTTAACAGAAGTTGTTCTTACTGCCCGAGGAATTGATATTCCACCTGCATATGATCCTGTCAAAACAAATGGAGACACCAATGACAGCAGTGAAAGTTGATACTATGAAATTATCAAGAGAAACATTAGAAATACTAAAGAACTATTCGACGATCAATTGTAATATCAAGATTGAAGCTGGTTCTACAATTAAAACTCTTTCGCCAATGAAGAATATTATGTCGAAGACGAGTATCGAGGAGACGTTTGACACTCAGGTTTCAATCTGGGATCTCAACAAGTTTCTGGGAACGGTTTCTCTTTATGAGAAGCCGGTGTTTGAGTTTCGGGATGATCATGTAATCATCTCAGAAGAGAGTGGAAAGTCAAAGACTAAGTATCGGTACGCCGAGTCATCACTGATCTCCAGTGTAGACAAGGACGTACAGATGCCAGAACCAGTGGTTTCCTTTGTTCTTTATAACAAGGATCTTTCTCAGGTTCTCAAGGCTGCTTCGGTTCTTGGACTTCCTGATCTTGCCGTTCGTTCATCCGATGACGAATCGGAGATTGAACTCGTTGCTCTCGATCTTAAGGATTCGAGTTGCAATACTTACAGTGTTACACTGGGTAACAATCCCGGTGGTCGATTCACCTTCAACTACAAAACCGAGAACATGAAGATGATCGCCGGTGATTACGATGTTGACATAACAGATAAGTTTGTAAGTCAGTTGACAAACAAAAATATTGATGTAACATACTGGATCGCATTAGATAACACTTCTAAGTATGAGGGTTGAACGTGAAGCAAGAACATCTATGGGTCGAGAAGTATCGTCCTAGAACAATTGAAGAGTGTATTCTTCCTGTCTCTATCAAGAGTACATTTCAGGACATTGTAAATTCAGGAGAAATGCAGAACCTACTTCTCTCCGGTAAGGCTGGGTGCGGTAAGACTACCGTTGCCCGTGCCTTGTGTAATGAACTTGGTTGTGAGAATATTCTAATCAACTGTTCGGAAGATGGAAACATCGACACACTCCGAACCAAGATTAGAAATTTCGCAAGTACAGTTTCATTCAGTGACCAGAAGAAGGTGGTGATTCTGGACGAGTTTGATTACTCGAATGCTCAGTCTACCCAACCGGCACTTCGTGGTTTCATCGAAGAGTTTTCCAAGAACTGTAGGTTTGTTTTGACTTGTAATTACAAGAACAGAATCATTGAACCTATTCATTCACGATGTACCAACATCGAATTTAAGATCGAGTCAGCAGACAAACCAAAACTTGGTAAACAATTCTTCGACAGGTGTAGTAACATCCTAAAGGACGAAGAAGTTCCGTTCAAAGAAAAGGCCCTTGGTGAACTGGTCATCAAGCACTTCCCAGACTTCCGTAGAATTCTAAACGAACTTCAACGGTATTCTGTTTCGGGTCAAATCGACGAGGGTATTCTAACTCAGATCGGTGAAGTGAACATCAAGAATTTGATGGAGTCCATGAAGAGTAAGGACTTCACCAATGTCAGGAAGTGGGTCGTTGAAAACCTAGACAATGATCCAGTGCAAATCTTTCGTAAGTTGTATGATTCTCTCTACGACAATCTTACATCGCACAGTATCCCGCAAGCAATTCTTGTGATCGCTGAGTATCAGTACAAGGCTGCATTCGTTGCCGACGCGGAGATCAATCTTACGGCATGTCTTATTGAAATTATGATGGAGTGTGAATTCAAATGAAGTTTTATCCAACAAGAGGCAAAGTTGCCATCAAGATGGAAGGTTCAAAACAAGCTGATGGACCTATAATTTATGAAGAGAAAAATACTGGTCTTTATGGTACAGGATTTGTTGCCAGTATAGGAAATCCTGTTATACTAGAGAGTGGTGAGGAAGTAATTCCAGAATTTCATGAGGGACAACGTGTCGCTTATGAAAATCGAAAAGATCACCAATTCTTTGGAGATTTCGTTATGATGGATCAGAGATGTGTCGTTGCAATCTTGGATGGAGAAACCAAGATTGGCTGAACTGATTCTCAATCAAAGTGATACAGACTATGCCATGTCGAGAGTTCGTGATTATTACGAAAACTTTGATCGCATTGATGGTTACTTTCGGGATCGAAAGAAGGAGAGACTGGAGGGGGTCACTCCTTCTCTCTTTCCCGTTGAGAATGAGTTCTTCAATGACTTTACGATGAACCCGATGGATATGAATTTTGCCGTAACAGAAACTTCGAAAGAAGTTTACGACAATCTTTTCTGTCAGGTTTCATCGTTCCCCGCAGACGACAACCCCGGCAAGAATGTTCGGTTTTTGATCAAGGAGACAAACACCAACACGATTGCCGGGTTTGTCCGTCTCGGTTCTCCCACGATTAACAGTGCGCCTCGTAACAAGATGCTGGGTAATACTCCGGATCTTACCGCGTTAAATCGTCACTTCATCATGGGGTTTCATATTGTTCCTGCTCAGCCTTTCGGTTTCAATTATCTCGGCGGTAAACTACTTACAATGATTTGTTGTTCGCATTTTACACGACGGTATCTGAACAAGAAGTATGGAGTAGAAATTTGTGCCTTTGAGACTACTTCACTGTATGGTAGTATTAAGGGGTGTAGTCAGTATGATGGAATGAAACCTTACCTGCGAAACGTAGGACTTACCGACAGCAAGTTTCTGCTTACTATGGCTGACAAGTGGTATACTGAATTGAACGAGTGGTTCATCAATCGCAATGGTGGAGAACACTTAATTAAGAAAGATGCGTCCAGTCGTAAACTAAAGACACAGACTAAGATGATTGCAATCATCAAGGCCAGTCTTCGTTCACAGGGACGTACAACGGATCTGGCGGACTTCAACGACTTCATCAAGAAGGCAATCGACCTAAACACACAAAAACTACAATACTTTTCAAACTATGGTTTTGAGAATGTGGTTGACTATGTAAATGGTAAAACCGATGCACTGATTAAGAAACCAAACTACGACAACTATGAACTAGAAAATGCAATTAATTGGTGGAAGAAGAAAGCTCAGAAACGATTTGACAATCTAAATGTAGATGGTAGAATACGACATGAGATGGAAGTCTGGAAGTCAGACAACCTAGAAGGAATTGATATTATCCGATGAAGATGAACCTATCCGAAGTTCTAAATGCAATCAACTATGACAAGACTCCTCTTCTCGAAGATGATCTTCAAGAGAAGGCATATGTTCCGTTTGTGATTAACCGATCACTTTCTTACTTTCCTGATACAATTTTGTATGCGAATCAGGTAAATCACTACAATCAATTGGACAAGAAGATGCAGTTTGACTATCTTCGATTGTCTCTTCGTCCAAGAAAACGATTCAGTAAGTGGATTAAGTCACAAGAAGAAGATGATTTGCAGTTGATTAAGGACCATTATAACTACTCTAACGAGAGAGCCACAGAGGTGCTTAGGGTTCTTACCCCAAATCAAATTGAAGACATCCGTTCCTTGTATCAATACGGGGGTTGAAAACGAGTAAAATCATAAATATAACGTCTTTTATTTAACAAAAGGTGTTATGACATGGAAGAATATATTGATATAGGCGTAGAAGATTTGTTAGAAGTTACGCTCAGTGAAAAGGATGACTTTCTCAAAGTGAGAGAA